GCCGACGGGGCAAGACGACATCCAAGAGATGATCAATGAAGGCATTCTCGTTCCTGTTGAGTAACTGAGCAGACCTGACTTATGCACGGCGTAACGACACGCGAAGCCCCGACGCCCTCTTTTGCCGTCCGGGAGAGCCCTTCGGCCGTTCCATTCATCGTCGGTACTGCGCCGAAGGGCCCGACCAACGAAATTGAAAAAATCGGCTCGTTTAAGGACGCGGCCGAGACGTTCGGGCAGCGGCGCAGGCAGGACGACACTTGGGACTTTACGCTCGCCCGCTTTGCGGAGCTCTTCTTCCAGTTCTATGGCGCGAGCCCGGCATACTTCGTAAACGTCTTGGGTTCAAGCGACACGACTTCGGTCACGGGTGAGAGCCAGACCTTCTCCGACGGCTCGTTCCGCACGGCCAACGCCCACCTCGAAAGCGGGTCTGTCACCGTCACCGACACCGGGGGCGGCACGACCTACCAGGAGGGGACTGACTACGAGGTCGACTTGGGCAAAGGTAAGATTGCGCGAGTCGACGGCGGAAGCATCTCGGTAGGGGAACAAGTCGAGATCGACTACACCTACGTCGACCCCTCCTCCATCGCGGCCACCGACATCGTCGGCGGCGTCAACAGCGGAGACCGTACGGGACTGGAGCTGATCGAAGAGGTGCTCCCCACCTTTGGGGGCATCCCAAGCTTAATCCTGGCTCCGGGCTACTCGCACCAGTCGAGCGTGGCTTCGGTGATCGAGGGCAAGGCTGGTGGGTACGGTGGGGGCTTCAAAGCCCACGGCCTGATCGACATCAACAGCGGAGACTCGAGCTTCGACGAGGTATCCGAGGCGGTCAGCGAGAAGGGAAGCCTCACGACCAGCCCCGACACGTCGGTCTACTGGCCCCGAGTTACCAATGGAGGCCACACCGACTGGCTCTCCGCCCATGCAGCTGGCGTCATCGCTCGCACTGACGCGAGTAAGGGCGGAGGGCTTCCCTATTACCCTCCGTCTAACGAAAGTCTTTCCGCCGATGGCACGGAAGTCACGGTCACGCAGCCGGAGGCCCAAACGCTTTCTAACAACGGTCTTGTGACGGCTTATCGCCCCGGTGGAGGAATTGGCTTCCAACTTTGGAACAACAATACGGCCGCCTATCCAGGCTCGACCGACGTCAAGGACCGCTTTGTCTCTAACAGCCGGATGGCGACTCATATCGCCAACACTATCATCCTATCTCTCTTCCAAAAAGTTGATAACCCAACGAATCGGCGGCTAATAAACTCCATTGTCTCGAGTCTCAACCAGGCGTTTAGCGGGTGGAATGCGCAGGGAGCGCTCTTGGGCGCGGAAGCTAAGTTCCTAGTTCAGGACAACCCGACCACGCAATTGCAGAACGGCAGTATCACGGTCCGTCTCTTCTACGCCGTGCCACCGCCGGCTAACGAGATTGAGGTGGTTCTAGAGGTGGACGTCGACCAGTACAAGACCCTCTTCCAGTGAGCCCATGAGGTGATCCTGGAGACCACGGTAGTTTCCGACACGCATTCTTGAACAGCATTCATTGAGACATGCCCACGACTCCCGCTACCATCGCTGACGCGACCGCCTTTGCCGACGGCACGCTCGTGCCCTCACTGGAGAGCGTAGATCTTCCGGATCTGGAGCAGATGTCCGAGGAGTTTCAGCAGCTCGGCATGGCTGGCTCGATCGAGGTGCCCTCCGCGCACGTGACTCTCGGCACTGCGACTCTCAGTTTTGCCAGCTATCACCCGGACGACATGACGCTCTTTCCGCCGCAGACTGCGGTGCAGTTGGAGCTTCGCATGTCGATCAACGACGTGACGGAGGGCGGCGTGAGCGAGTTTCCGCGCGTCGTGACGATGCGGGTCCTCCGGCAGGTCCGCTCCAACGACACCGCCGAGCGGCAGCGCACGGAGGGGCACGAGCTGGAGGTGGCGGTTCACTACCTGAAAGATGAGCTTGATGGAACGGCCATCACTGAGGTCGACCCAAAGAACCGGGTCTTCGTCTGGGATGGGGAGGACATCCTCGCCGACCGGCGCGCGAATCTCGGGTTCGAGTAGTGGCGTGGCTTTTCAAGTTTTTCCTCTGGTGGGCAACGCTTGGCATCGCGGCGTATCTCACCTGGCATAATACGATCCTTGCGCCGACCCAGTGGAAGGCTGAATGGTCACTGGCGAAGGCGCGTCATCGACGCTTTTCTACAAATCTACAGAGTGCAATGGAGGAGAATGAGCTGAAGGAGGATACTGAAGACAACCTCGACGAGCCCATGACCGGCGCCGAAGAGGAGGGCTACTGGAAAACAATTGACC